CCTCCTTGCCAAGTCCCTTCAGGACCATAGATGTTATGGTATCTAGTGACGCGTACAGGCATAGCATAATTACGGTGATAAGAAAAATAAAGACGCTCGGAGAAGAGTTTTTCCCATCCATATTCTGAGTCTGGGTTGGCTGGATATGCTGATGATTCACGACAGTCAGGATTATTAGGATCAAGTTGGTTATGCTCTGGATACATACATGCTGAACCAGAGTAAAATATTTTAGTTTTATTTACAGTCAACTCTTCATTTAATATTCTTTGTTGTTCTAATATATTCAAGTTAATTGTTGCTGAGTTCTGCATAATGGCAGCATCATTTTCTCCAGTGAATACAAAACCTGCACCACCCATGTCAGCAGCAAACTGATATATCTCATCAAAAGGTTCTCCACTTACTCTGAGAATATCCTTGACTAATGAAACCTCTCTCAAGTCTCCTTTAACAAAATCATGAGCTTCAGTTTGACTAAACTCTGGATACTTTTGATCTACTCCTCTGACCCAATATCCCTCAGAACGAAGTCTTCTAACCATGTGACTACCAATAAAACCACCAGCGCCACAGACTAATGCTTTCTTAATATCTGCCATTTAAATTTGTGTAAGTACTCTTGTATATATTATATAAGAAAAAATAGGTTATGTAAACCCTTAAGTTAAATCATCAATGTTTTCTTTTTTTGAAAGATGTGAAATTATCTTATTCACTTTTGATTCTAACACTGATAATCTATCAGTATCAACCTCTTCAGTATCATGGTGACACTTTGGGTGTGCTTCTGCTTCTAATGCTTTTAGTCTTTTCTCCACTTCAACATCATATTTTGACATAGAAGCACCACTAGAAGACTTTGCTGCTGTTCCTTTTGCTGCCATTTGTAATTAAATATCTGTCTTATTTATCAACAAAACTAAAAGGTAATGGTGGCATTTTAAATTTATAATGATCTATTAGGTTAGCTCTTAACAACTTTAATCTAAAAATCTTTGATGGATTTAGAGCAGATGTCTTCTGAACATCAGTTATTGATAGTTCTAAAAGATTAGCATACTCAAGAATATATAAGTCTCTTTGTAGAGATGAATGAAACTTATGTTGAAGTATTTGAATGTTCCTATCTGGTAAACTACAAAAGAAGTGAACTAACTTTTCTGCATTCTCTCCTATCAAAGATATAACTTTCTCTCTAGTTATTTGTTCATTAAACTCATAATAGTCAGTTCCATATATTGAATGGAACAATGCTGCATCAATCAAATATCCACTATCCTCTATTCCTATTTGTTGACATAACTTTTCTACTATACCAGAAGTTTGCAGCAAATGATCAAAAAAATCTTTACCATTATGCTTATGTGACTTAGTTGCTTCTAAAATAAAATTTAATTTATCTGAATTAATATTACTCATCTTTGATGTAACAAGGAACACATGCAGGATCTAACCACTTTGTATATTCAAAATCATCTATAGCAGTTTTAAACTGCATAAAGTTATCACAGAGGTACATATCTTTATAACCATTATGATTGTTCCACTTCTGAATACGATAATCAGGATGACCATTCTCTAAGAGATCAGGCATTTTCACATACCTGTATGGTTCATTCTGGCATAGAACTTCAATCATAATAAATCTCAATTGGGTGCGAGAAACAAAAACTTGGACTTACAGGACGTAATTTCTCTGCTGAACAAAGACAACCATAGATCCTTGCCTGTTTTGTTTCCCTATTATTAAT